GTTAGCTGTTAAATTCATATCACCTACGGCTTTGAATTCCATAGATACCGAACTACGTGAAGTTTGCATTGATTTTAAATCATTTGCTCTCTCGTCAAACTTCTTAGCAATCAAATTCTCTGGCTTAGCATTAGCACCACCTTGACGAGAATCTAAAATAGCTTGTGCTAAACCTTTCTCTACTTGACCTACTTTTTCTTCTAAAGAGGCATATTTCTCACCAGCATTTTTTACTTCATTGGTCAAATCATCAATCTTTAATCCTTCTAATTCACGACCAACACCTTTTGCAATCATATCGTTAAGGTCGCTTTTAACTTCCTCAACTAATTTTTTAATATCTTCCATTATTTAAGAGATTTTTTTAATTGTTCTAAAAATTCTATTTGTTGTTTTTGTACTTCGTCTACTGGATTAATAATTTCAGGAGTGGTTACAATGTCCGACTTCCTTTCACTACCAATTAGTTTAAACATTTCCGATTTAATAAAGTTATATTCAATTTCTAATAATTCATAAGTTTCATCGGTTAAATTTCCCTTACGTAACATTTTGTATAGCTTAGAAAATCTATCCTCTAATCCTTTTGCATCTAATGACTTTAATCCTAAGAAAGGAGTGTCAGGGTTAGCTGCCCACAATACCGATGAAAATTCATAAAGTTTTACCTCTTGAATCTCATAATAAGGCTTGCTATTCTTAGGCTCAATCTTTTCTTCCTTAATCGTAGAAAATCCAATAGAGTGTTGATTAATCAATCCTTCTTCATAAAGTTTTAATACACTCTCTCCAATCTCGGTATCTACAATCTTAGCCTCAAAGTAAAGACCATTAGAATCTTCCTTCAACACCGATGGCTTTCCTAGTGGCTTAGATGAATCGTGGTCATGTAAAAACCAAATTTCATTCTTTCCATTAACACCACGTTCTTTGATGGTTTTAGTAAATGCCCCTGGCATTATCATATCACCATGTAGGTCGATATTACCAAACTTAGCTGCATAACCCGTAACAATACGTTTTTCTACATCTATGTCGGTAATCTCACCTTCCGATTTTATTTTATAATCTCTCATATCTAAATCAATCTACGCAAATATAATAAAATTTAATTAATACAAACTATAAGTACATTATCCCACATCGGCAATTAACTAATTCCTCTAGTGGTGCGGAGGCATCACCAGGGTACAACATAGGTGAACCACCAACGATAAACCTTTCACTTAATGCAATACTAGGATAATCCGCCATTGCACCATGTGATGCTCTTTCCTTACCATCCAATGTTACTATCCATTTCTTTTTAAGAATAGTAGGTTGTGATTCCGCCCACTTAGCGGAGGCTAAATTCATAATCTTTGTAATCTCCGTTCTCGCTATCGTTTGGCTTCTAATAATATTCCTTTGTGCTAAATATACACCTAACAAAGTAGCAATAGAAGAACTAGGTATTCCTTGTGATAACTTCTCTTGCACAAATCGCTGTATATCGAGTTTTATTGTTCGAATGATACTAAGAGATGCCAAGAAGAAAGATATGTCGTTAAAAAGCAAAAGAAGTGCCAATAGCCATGCTTTATTAAAGTTATCTTCATCATCATCTTCATCTTTAGTTTTATTTCTAACTAAAAACGAATATTGCTTTAAGCCAAACTTGATATAGGCATCTTTTAAGATTGCCATTATCCAAGCATCACTAAATCGTGAAGTAATGTGAAAAGTTCTTGCATCCCTTCCTTCAAGTGAACTAAGGTATTCTTTTGTTTCCACACCTAGCTTGGTTTGAATGTAAGCAAACAAAGCACGTTCATTTATATCATGTCGTCTTTTCCAAGCAACACGATACATTTCTTCGTTTATCATTTTTTGTTCTTAAAAATACGGCTAACCTTATTCTTTTCAATCTTTTTCATCCTATCGTCATAAACAATAAAGAATCCAAGCCAAAAGCAACTCGTGGCACATATTGTGGCAACAACTATTCCAAATGTAGACATAAGCATTAATTATTTTCTTCATCATCAATCATTGGAGAACCTATCTCCGTAGGGTCAATATTTAAACTACCAATAGGCACTTGATTAGAACGTATATAAACGTTTTGCATCACTGGGTCATTAGTAGGCTCAAAGTCCATAAACACTCGCTTCTCATCTTGCGTTAATACACCATCTAGTTTATCTAGGATGGTTGCAGCATCTAAAAAGTTTTGTTTCATTTCGGGATAAGCATCCACATCAAATCTAAGGATATATTGATTAGGATTAATGCCATACATCGGAGCTAACCAATCAAGCATCTTTTCTAATACCTTAGATTGCAAAGGGATAACGCAATTGATAATCATTCTTCTAATAAAGTGAGATAAGTTACTTTCGGTCAAGTTGTCCGAGTTAAGTAAAACATAAGGGTAATGCCATAATCTACACAATTGCTCGGTAGATAGCTTACTCATTTGTCTAATATCCAAATCAATGTTATTAGTGGATAGCTTTAAGAAACCCATCTTCGCATTAGAGAAACCAATACGACCTTTGTTAGCAGTATTATAAATCTTATCGTAAATTCTATCTTCGAGGTCTTGTTGCCCCGTTGCACTAGTGTCGTCCGTAATAATATTCGGGTCATCCGTATAAAGCATACCAACAGCACCACGAGTTTCATAATTTTCAATAGCAACTTCTTCACCCGAATTAGATTTTTGTAGAACAAGTGAGCCTGCCGTCAAAGGAGAGAATCCACGAGGAATACTCATAAAGTTTGTTTGACTAGGGTTAAATGCTCTAAATGATAAAAATTGTGTTGGTGGGATGTTGTTAATGTTTAATGAATGGATATTATATCCTATAATCCTTCTAAAGTTGTCGGTAACGATGTCATAATCATTCGCTGCAATTACATGAAGATTTAGAACCTCTTTTTCATTTAAAGGATTCATTTCGGCATATACACCCACATCACCTAAAAGTAGATACCAAGAAAAGATAGATTCAAAAAAGTCTTTAGTAGTTTGGTAGCTATTAGGCTTACGAAGTAATTCAAGCATTGTACTTTGCTCTACTTCTCTAATTGCCTTGGCTCTAAGATTCTTTGCTTCTAATAAACTTCTATCCGTAGGTCTAGTCATGATAGCCTTATATCTCTCGGCTTTCTTAATATCCGTTCTAGACACACTATAAAGTTCAATAGGAACTTCTACGGCTCTCGATGCAATATCACTAATGATAGCATAAACATCTACGTTCTTTTCGTATCCGTTTTGTATAGCATTGCGATAATCGGTGTTATAAAGGGAATAAGTTTGACCACCCATGAACATTTGTTGCTTCATGATAGTCTTCCCCATTTGTAAGGCTTTCTTGCCTTTAAAAAAATCAAAAAATCCCATTTTTAAAATATTAATAGTTTCTTTTTAGAATACTTGGTATATACGGCATATCTACTCGCATCCATGCAATTATGCACTAATATACCATTTGCAAAATATTCATGCACATCTTCTACTGTTAAATCATATACCAACTCTTTCCAACTTTCGCCTTGCTCGAAGTGCTTTAGCTTTGCAATTGTTGTGGCAGAACTTGGAAACACCTGCGTGTCTAGTGGTATACTCACTACCACATTGTTGGCAAATATACGTTTTATATTCTCTATTAATCCAACATTCTTTTCCATGCTTTTTATGCCACTCTCTGCCTTCTTCACTTCGATGCCACACTTTTGCGGCTTCGATGCCTTTTTCGTGAAATAGCTTAGCAAACTCAACGTCTTCTTTAAAACGTTTTTTAGCTGTATGCCTAAGGTGTAAAGTACCTCTAACAAGATTAAGGTTACTAATCTCATTATTGAAGGTATCACCATCAACATGGTGAACATGATACCCTTTAGGAACTTTTCCATTATGGTGTTCCCATACCACTCGGTGTAACCGCTTGCAACCTTTAGAAAAGTATCTCTCGTTTGGATATAAGAAATATTTTTTCCCTTTAAATAATTGGACAGGTAAACTTTCATTCCTGGCTTCAATTTCTCTACTTCTTTCCATGATTTTTCAGTTTTAACTTTATGATTGTTTGTACAACACAAAGATAATGAAAAAGTATCGAATTGCATCGAG